CTGCACCCAAGAAGGTGCCAGCTTTGCCGGTAGCAGGCAGAGCGGTCATGGTGGCCAGAGCGTGGCTTGCCGAGTACATCGGTGCCACAGTCACAGTCCAAGTACCAGCCACGGCAGTGGCGTCAGCCAGAGCAACGAACTGGAACAGCGAACCGGTGGACTCACGGGTTTGTGGGTTAACCGCAAAGCTGTCAGCGATGGTAAACACGTCGCCAGCTTTGATGGTGGTTGTCACAGAGCCCTGCTCCAGCAGGATTGTGGATGCGCCTTCAGCAGTCACGCCTGGAGTCTTGACTAGAGTGGATGCAGAAGCGTCGCGTGAACCAGTGGTGTGCTGCTTGATCGACTGGGACATGTTGACTTCTTCATAGCCCAGAACACCCATGCCCATCATACCATTCTTGAACTGGTTAGAGATGGTGGTGGTTGGGTTGAACAGACCTTTCATGCCTTCAACCAGACCAGCGTTAGCAGCTGGGTTGACGGTGGCGTAACGTGGCGACATCACAGCAGCGTTTTCGTTCAGCTTCTGCTGGGCTTGCAGCAGAACGAGCGAAGTCGATGGGGTGGTGCCAGGTGTACCGACCGAGTTACCAATGGTCTTGTACGCGTTAGCAACGTCAGCGTCGATCGAAGATGCCAGCTGCGAAATACGAGGCTTCAAAACTCGCTCTGCAAAGTCATCCAACTGCATGGTGAGTTCGGCGGAGGTAAAGTTTACGCCGATGTGCTTCTGGGAAGCAACAGTCAGTGTGGTGAACTGTTCGTTGTCGTCCTGAACTTGCAGGGCGGCGCCGTCGGTCACCAAAGCGCGGTCTGGTAAACGGATACGCAGAGTCGAGCCAATTTTTGCGCCTTCAACGGCGAAAGAATCGTCGTACTGACGATTGACGTTACGAGTAATCACCAGGTTGTTCTCGAGGATTTCGAGAGCTTTGCGGGTGATCATGTCGATGGTAAGAATCGAGTTTGCCATGATTTATCCTAAAAAAAGTTAGCGGTTACGTTGAGCTTCCCACTTCTTTATTTGACGCTGGCGCTCTGCCTCAATCCACTCTGACGTACTCATGTTCTTTACAGAGCGAGGGTCAGTCGTGTCGTAAGACGGTGAGCCAGAGCCACGGCCACTAATAGGCGCTATGGGTGGTGGGGCGCTGGTTGTCTTCTTTAAAACCGGCTCTGAAGCAATTTTAGCTTCCAGTTTGCCAATTTCTTTAGCCTGCAAAATAGGCGACAGACGTGAAATCCGGCTGGCTTCATTTGGGTGGGTACCCAAGTAATAGGCTAGATCGGGGCCAATATCGGACGATTGAATAGTCTCCGCCATCGCGTTCGTAATCGGCAGTGCAGGGTTGTATGCGACTTGTTCGAAGTCCTCATATTTAGCCCGCGCGTCCTCTTCACGATCTTGATACGCTTCAATCACACTCATGCGTTCACGATCAGCTTCACGTTTGGCGAGCAGCTCTTCTGCTTTTCGTACTGCCAGTGCATCGGCATACGCGTCCACAGAGTCAAACTGTTCGACCGGCGGGAGTTCGGTAGGTGCGGCAGGCGCTTCTTGCGCTCGACGTGCCTGTTCTCGTTCCCACTTGCGCTGTTCTCTTGCAAGCCTTTTGCCAATGGCAGCGTCTAGTTCTTCTTGTGTGAAGACTTTAGCTGGCTTTGACTCATCATTCTCCGGCGCATGTGTTTCTTCAGCTACAGGCTCTGCCGTCGGTGCCTGTTCTGGCGCGGGTACTTCCGCTAACTCGTTTTGTACTTCATCAGACATTGTCGATTCCTAAAGAATCCCCGGTCAATTGGGCCGGTACAGTTGCTAAATTATGCACCTAAGAAATACGGTGTCAAGGTGAAAACTAAAAAAGCGTAAGCTTATTCGTAAGCCACGGTGTATTCGATGGTGTTTCCAATATCAATGTAAAGCCCCTTGCTAAACCACAGACCAGCAGGGAAACTGACATGTTGCGTACCTGCCGTTGGCGTCACTGTAGCGACAATTTTGGCGTCGTTGGTGTCGGCAGTCGCGCTGTCATAGATTGCAAAAGTGCCACTAGAAGTTGTAGAAATATATATGCCGTACAGTTTGCCGCCGCCAATTTTGATCTGCTTGTCGGCGCTGCCTTGAAAGTAAAGTGCCATGATGTGTCCTTATGCCAGATATTTAAGTTTGTACAAAGTGGACATGTACAACGCTTCAATCTCGTCGATGATGTTGTGTATTGCCGTGCAATCTTTATCGACGACTTTGTAGCGCACAGAATGTATTTCGTCCAGTTGGTCTTCTAAAAACTCAACAATGTTGCCCTGCTTCTTTGCAGACTGCAACGAAATGGGGCCAATCAGACCATACTTGCCTTGGTAGGCTTCAGCAAACTTGTCGGCTAGATCAACAACACCGTCGTAAAACTTTTGCAGCGCCTTGTGTTTGGCATAACTGCGAGTGTTCAGATGCACTGAATGGGCGACATCGCGCCCCAAAAACAGCGTACCTACAAAGTCTGCGGCGTTCATACCATTGGCTCCTGAGGCGGCATATTCATCATTTCTGGCGGCATTTCAGCCGATTCAGGTGGAATCATACCCATTTCAGGCGGCATTTGTTGCATTTCTTGTGGCATTCCGCCCATTTCTTGCGGCATAGCCATGTCGCCCATCAATTCTTGGCCTTGCTGCTGCATTACCAAGTCGCCTGTGGTCATGACGTCGCGCAGTGTTTGCATGACGACTTCTTGCACTTGTTCGGGGTTCATAGCGCCAGATACGGCAGTCAGACGCTGAGTCTCGGCCTGATACGCCTTGATCTCGGCTTCAAATGCCTTACGATCCAAGTCCTGCACTTCGACCGACTTGCCGACGTTTTGCAGCATCTGGTGCAGCTGATCCAGCTCTTGCGCCATTGCTTCCATTTGCTGCTTGGCCATCTGCATCTCGGGCGACTCGTCTGACTCGGCCATAATCTTCGGATCGATGATCTTCTCAAACCGTTTCGCCATCTCCTGCGCGCCTGGCCAGTCCATGTTCTTAATGAACAGGTCACCAGCCACTTGCCAGAGCTGCGGGTTGGATTGCAGGATCATGCCCATTGCATCCAGTGCTTCCTGACGCTTGGTCATGTAGGACGGGCCGGTGGTGACCACCACGTCGTACCTACCCACGCCGGGGTTGTAGATCTTATCAATGACGATGTTGTTCTCGTCCCTGATTTCTTTGACTGGTTCTTGCTGGGTCGGATCAAGCTTGACCATCTCGGTGTCGCCGTCCAGACCAATGATGCGAGCTACACGCTGGGTGTCGTAGATCTTCGGAATCAGGCCAACCAACTGACGAGTGACATGCCGGACAGCCCGCGCCAGATTATCGACGTAATGATAAGTGCCAGTGTCAGACTGACGCTCGCGCGCCATAATCGCCTTGCCCGAACGCTCATTAGAGGTGGCTCCCAAGCTGGTGTCATACTGCCCTGTGGTCGACTTGATGTCGTCTGAGGCACCCATTTTGGCTTGAATCAAGCCAGTTTGTGGCAGCGGAGGCGGCGCGCGCTGTGGTAGCGGCAGCACTGCACCATTTCCGTCCGTTACGTCGGGATTTACCTCCAAATACGGCCAATTTTGCGTGTTGGCCGTCTTCCACTGCATTTCGTAGCCTTCAAACTGGCCGCCGTAGCCAATAAATGGCGCTTTTGGCGCCAAAGCAAGCATTTCTGCCTCTTGTGACGTCCAATAGTTGTACATCCGCTGCGCATCCTTGGCATTTCTAACCAATCCAGACACGTACAGCTTGCCATCTACCTCAAATTCGTTGCCAACCACGCGCACAACCGGTATGTAGTCGCCTGCCCAGTCGCTTTTTTCCAAAAACTCGTAGCCGTTGGTCTTGCACCACTTGACCCGCTTGGCGTCCACTTGACGGCTGCGCACAGGTTTGACGCCCATCATCTTTAACTGCTTGGCTTCGGGCGAACCCTCGAAAGCCGTGATGTTGCCAGGGTACAGATGCA